CAGTGATGACTGGTCAAAGAGTTGCTGACGCACCAGTTGGATTTGAATATTCTAGTAAACTAACGGTAACAACTGCTGACTCATCTTTAGGATCTACTGAATTTCATAGAGTGATACAGCCTATTGAGGGAAAAAATATAAGTGATTTAAATTGGGGAACTTCTAATGCTAAAACCCTCACGCTATCATTCTATGTAAAATCTAGTGTTACTGGTCAGTATTATATTTCTGTATTTAATAACGCAGCAGACCGTACATTACTTAAAGGTTATACTATAGATTCCGCTAACACTTGGGAAAAGAAAACTATTACAATAATTGGAGACCAATCTGGCACTTGGTTAACTACAAATGCTGTTGGCATCCATTTAATGTGGTCATTAGGGACTGGTTCAAGTTATCAATCAAACACTCTTGACGCTTACCAAGCTGGATTTTACATGGCAAAATCTGACCAAGTAAATTTAGCGGCAACCAATAGTTCAACGTGGCAACTTACAGGCGTACAACTTGAAGTTGGAGATGTAGCTACGCCGTTCGAGGTAGAGGACTATTCTACTACATTAGCTAAATGTCAAAGGTATTACCAAGAATATATTAGTTATACACTGTATTTTAACGGTACTAATGAACCATCTTCAGAAGTAGGTAACAGCAGACTTTTGCCAGTAGTAATGAGGGCGCTTCCTACTGTAGGAAATAAAACCTCTACACATGGCTCAGTAGGTGCTTATTCAGCTAATACTTATTCAATACGATACTTAACAGTTAGTAGTCATGGCAGTGGCGGTTTTAATATTGGATTTGATTTAGATGCGGAGCTATAAAATGAATATTACTTCAGCAAGATATACGAGTAGTGAAGAAGATGTGATTGAAGCAGTAATAGATGGTGTGTCTTTAGATGTACCAGCAGGTGATATTAATAACAGACACTACGCAGAAATTATGCGCCAAGTTGATGCTGGCACTTTAACCATAGAGGAGGCTGACTAATGCCATATGTAGGCAAACAACCCCTCGCAGGGGATTTTAAAAAACTAGATGCAATCACGGCATCTGCTACAGCTACTTATGCGCTTGCTTATAACGGTGCAGCCTTTAAACCAGCTACAGCAGAGACTTTGATTGTGTCACTTAACGGTGTAACACAAGCACCTAATGACGCTTACAGTGTAAGTGGCAGTAATATTATATTTGCATCTAGCTTATCATCATCTGACAGCATTGATTATGTTCTTGCGTTAGGTGAGGTAGGTAACAGTGTAGTACCTACAGATGGTTCCGTTGGAACTGCAAAACTTAGTAGCACTATTAGCCGTGGTGGCGTAGCGAATATTCGAGTTAATCCTAACAGCCTTACAGACAATGCAACAATTGCTAGTGGTGAAAATGCTCTTGTAGCAGGACCATTTACTCTTGCAGCTACATTAACTGTTAACGGTACATTTACGGTGGTGTGATATGAGTAAATTATATGTAGATGAAATCAGTCCAAAAACTACGGGTAGTCATGTTGTATTAACTAATCGTCCGTTTTTTTATGCGACAGTAGATCAAACCTCAACTCAAAATGCAGGAGGAACAATTATTCCTTTTGGCACGGTTATAGAAGATACTGAAAACGCTTATAATGCAGGAACATACAATTATACTGTTCCTATTGCAGGGCTGTGGCTATTAAAAATGCAAGTTAGAATTAACAATAATTCAAACGCAAATACTTATACTAGAGTAGCTATCCATAGAAATGGCGCCAGCCCAAACGTAATGAAAGTAGGCGACCCAATTGTACAAGGTCAAGGCACAGCTTACAATAACCTTGTACAAGATTTTATTTTTCGCTGTGAGGTCGGGGATGTTTTAGATGTTAGAAATCATGGCGCATCAAACATTCAAACTCAACAAAATGAATGTCATTTTCAAGGCATTTTTATGGGAACATAGGAGGATAACATGGCTTCAATACTAGGAGTAGAAACCCTCCAACACACTAACGGTACAACGGCGGCTACGATTCAAACTGATGGCACAGTTATCATGGGTGGTAATCTTATTAGCACTGCGATGACCACTAACACTACACGCAAAGACATACTCAGTGGTTCTGGTTTTCAAGACACTGGTTTATATATGCCTTCGATTACTCCTAAAAGTACATCATCTAAGTTTCTTATGAATTGGAATATTACTGCCCACACTAATTCTGCTAATGGTTCAGATGAATATGATTTTGCTATCTATAGGTCAATAGGTGGTGGCTCTGATGTTCAGCTTGTAGCAAATATCAATTATGTTCGTTCAGATAGCGGAAGTATAGACCACACAGAAAACATACATTATCTGGATGCTCCAAACACAACCTCTGCGGTTGTATATAAGCTGTATGCCCAACTACTAAATGGTGGAATCTATATTAATCCAAATACTAAAAGACAGACTTTTATTATTCAAGAGTTAGCAGGATAGGAGATACAAATGACAAGTATATTAAAAGTAGACTCCATCCAGAGTAGCGGTGGAACTGCGGCTATGACGATTGATAGTGGTGGTCGTATAGCTGAACCAGCGAAACCACAATGGAAAATAAACTGCACATCTCAAGCAATAACTACATCAACTTGGACTTTAATGGACGCAACTTCAGCAGTGTATAATATTGGCGGTCACTACAATACATCAACAAAGACATTCACCTGTCCTGTTGCTGGTGTGTTTTATGTCTATGGTCAATGGTTTGGTTCTGTGACTAACAATCGTGCAATTACAGCATTTTATAAAAACGGCACTAGAATTTATGAAATGTTGACTAGAGGCACCGATCAAAATGGTGGTGGCACTTACTATGGAAGCACCACAATTCAATGCGACGCATCTGATACAATTCAGTGGTACGGCTACCATGAAAACGGAAGCAATGTCACCACAAATGCCAATGGGAATTTAACGCATTGGGGCGGCTATTTTATAGGATAGGAGACAGACATGGCACTTACAAAACTAAACAATCAGTCTCTTAACGCAGTTACATCTGCTGGAATTCCAATGCCATCTGGCGCATTTATTAGGCAATACTCAGGAGTAACCTCAACACCAGTTGCAAGGTCTGGAAATACAGATACGCTTCTTACAATTTCAAACGTAGTAGTTAATCCTGGAGAAAATGTTTTCTTTGCATATCACATATCTGATCACAATGGTTCAAGTACTAATCCGCACTCTGCTGTTAGAGTTGAATATACAAACAATTCAACAAATGTAACAAAAAGCATAGGACATAGTGCTTGGGGTTTAGGTATTTCTGATACCAAAAGTGATAACTGGCAACTTCTTACTGGTTTTTTAAATCTTACTAATTATCACACTTCACCGTGGACTGACTCAGGTACGTTTACTGTAGTTGTAAAGATACGAGGCAATACTAACAGTGGATATTTCGGTGGCGAAGGTAGCGGAACAAAAACAGAATATACTCCAGCTATGGCTTCACTAATGATTGCGGCGGCGTAGATGAAGATGTCACTAGAGCCAGAACTTAAAGTCCAAATGGAATTAGATGCGCATGAGAAAGAGTGTGCTATTAGATATGAAATGGTGAACAGTAAACTAGAATCACTAGACAAAAGGATGTGGCGGCTAGAGGCTATGCTTATGCTATCAACAGCATCAGTAATAGCTGTAGCCGTTATGCTAATAACTAAACTATGACGCACGTGTTTCTCCTACTAGTATATCTGGGGACAGGGGAAACAAGAAAACTAACTAGCGGGGATATGTACTTCTATAATATTAATGACTGCCTCTACTTCGCCAGTCAGGTTTCTAAACAATACGGTAATTATAAATATAACGATTATGTAAATGCAAAGGATCGAGTGACAGCCTATTGTATTCCAAAATACATTAACACAGAAAATGTGAGGGTATACTAAAATGATTGACCCCGTGTCAGCTTTCGCCGCCTTATCTGCAGGGCATTCCGCAATTAAAAAAGGTATAGAGATGGGTCGTGACCTTTCCTCTATGAGTAATGCAGTTGCTCGTTACGCTCAAGGAGAAGCAGAACTTCAATTTGGTGCAGCCAGAAAAAAGAAATCTAAGTTTTCTTTAGCAGAAGACTCAGCTATCGAAAAGCATTTTCGTAAAGAAAAACTAGAAGATATGCGTAAAGAATTACGATCTATCTTTCAGCTATATGGAAAGCCAGGACAATGGGAAAGACTTCAGGCTGAGATTGCTAATGAACGCGCTGAAATAAAGAAAGCGCTTGAGGAAGAAGCAAGAAAGAAAGATCTTATCCTAACTATTATATTATCTATTGTACTTATCGGCGGAGGTGGTGGCTTTATCATTTGGTGGATAATGTACCTACAAAAAATAGCAAGCGGAGGATAACATGTTTGAGGCATGGGTATTAGTTTGTATTACAGGAACTATGAATTGTTTTATGGCACAAGATACCTTAGGTCCTTACATACATATCGAACAATGCAAAGAAAGGACAATTGAAATGGGTAAAGATATTATAGAAAATATACCGTTTCATTATCCTGTACAAGGAAAGTGTGTTACAGCACGAGGAGAGCTAACATGATTCAAGCACTTATTGGACCAGTAACAAGTCTACTAGATAAGTTTATACCTGACGCTGATGAGAAAGCAAAGATTGCTCATGAGCTTGCTACAATGTCTGAGCGCCATGCTCACGAGCTAGCTAAGGGTCAATTAGAAATTAACAAAGCTGAAGCAGCTAGCCGTAATATTTTTGTTGCGGGATGGCGTCCGTTTATTGGATGGACATGTGGTATCGCATTGTTTTGGCATTTTGTAGGACTGCCCGTAACTCTTTTCTTCGTTAGTTGGTTTGATGTTTATATTCCAGAACTACCTGCATTTGAAATGGAAACTCTTATGACAGTGCTTATGGGAATGCTAGGGCTTGGCGGCTTACGTACATTTGAAAAGGTTAAGGGTAAAACAAAATGAATATAGATCAGCTTAGAGAGGAGCTTAAGGTTGACGAAGGCGTTAAGTATGAAATCTATTTGGATCATCTTGGCCTGCCTACTTTTGGTATTGGTCATCTTGTTTTGGAGTCTGATCCAGAGCATGGACAGCCGGTCGGAACATCTGTCTCAGAAGATAGAGTCAACGAATGCTTTGCTCGCGACGTCAACGTGGTGCTCGAAGAATGCAAGAAGCTCCTCCCCAGTTTCGAAGTATTGCCCGAAGAAGTCCAACTAATTATTGCTAATATGATGTTTAACATGGGCCGACCGCGGCTAAGTAAGTTTAAAAACTTCCTTGCAGCTGTGGCAATAAGCAATTGGCAAGAGGCTGCAAACCAAATGGTTGATAGTCGCTGGTATAGACAAGTAACTAACCGCGCTGAGCGTCTTGTAAAAAGAATGCGAAATGTAGCAATTTGAATTAAATGTCCCCTATAAGAGGAAGGTATACTTAACTTATAGAGGAAATAAAAAATGCACAATATCGAATATTCTGGACCATCTATGACTTTGTCTGAAGAGATTGATGAGATGAAGTATAGGCAGGAAGGGGAAACCTTTACTGATAAAATTAAAAGAATTGCTCGTGCACTATGTGATGGTCAAGAACATCGGTATAGTCTTGAGGATATTCTAGGTAACATGAGGTTCCTACCAGCCGGTAGGGTACAATCTGCCATTGGCTCTAATCGTATTACTACTGCTTACAATTGTTTTGTTAGTGGTGATATTGAAGATAGTATGAATAGTATTATGGAGAAGGCAAGTGAAGCTGCTGAGACGATGCGTAGAGGCGGTGGAATTGGCTATGACTTTTCCAAGATCCGTCCCCGTGGAGACAGGATTAAATCTTTGGACTCGCAAGCGTCTGGACCGGTTTCTTTTATGGGTATCTTCGATGCTGTTTGTCAAACCATCGCATCATCGGGCCATCGCCGAGGCGCTCAGATGGGAGTACTACGTGTGGACCATCCGGACATTGAGGAGTTCGTTACTGCTAAACGTAATTCTGATAAGCTTACTGGTTTTAATATTAGTGTAGGCATTACTGATAAATTTATGGAGGCCCTAGCCAATGATAGCGATGATTCTTTTGAACTGTGCTACGATGGAATCCACCACAAAACAGTATCCGCCAAAGAACTTTGGGACAAAATTATGCTTAGCACTTGGGACTGGGCTGAGCCTGGTGTGCTGTTTATTGATCGCATTACAGAACTAAACAATCTATTTTATTGTGAAGAAATTCGTGCAACTAACCCATGTGGTGAGCAACCGCTTCCCGCATATGGCGCATGTCTGTTGGGTTCATTTAATCTGACTAAGTATGTTGTTGATGGCGAGTTTGACTTTACACAGTTTAAGAAAGATATTCCAGAGGTAGTAAGAGCGCAGGATAATATTATTGATCGAACAATCTATCCCCTTAAACAGCAGTCCGATGAAGCAAAGAACAAGCGCAGAATGGGACTTGGCGTCACTGGTTTGGCTAATGCCGGAGAAATGCTCGGTATGCCTTATGCCTCACAAGAGTTTCTCGTGTGGGCAGAAAAGGTATTCGCTTGCTTGCGTGACAATTGCTATAGAGCATCTGCGCGACTAGCTGCTGAAAAGGGTGCGTTCCCAATGTACCGTGAAGACTATCTTAAATCAAACTTTATTCGTGGCCTGCCGGCATCTGTTAAAAAGGAGATACGAGAACATGGTATTCGTAACTCGCATCTTACAAGCATTGCCCCCACAGGGACCATCAGTCTCGTGGCAGATAATGTCTCAGGCGGCATTGAACCCGTGTTTAGCCACTATTATGATAGGACAATCCAAACTTTTGAAGGACCTAAAGTAGAGCGTGTGGAGGATTATGCATATGCCCGTGGTGTAGAAGGTAAAACAGCAAACGATATTTCCGTGCAGGATCATCTGGCTGTATTGCTTCTTGCTCAGCATTACGTAGATTCTGCTTGTTCAAAGACTTGTAATGTGGGAGACGATGTCTCATATGAAGACTTCAAGAAAGTTTACGTTGATGCCTGGAAAGGCGGGGCGAAGGGATGCACGACGTTCCGTTTATCTGGTAAACGATTCGGAATCCTTAACACAATTGAAGAAACCGTGGAAGAAAAAGAGACGGTATCTAGCGAAACTCAGGAAGTGGCGGAGGAAGAGGGAACGGTTGAAGCTTGCTTTATCGACCCGCTTACTGGCCAGAAAGAGTGTTCTTAACGAAAAAATAACGGAGGAGTAACATGGCAGAAGATACAATTTCTGTTGTTGATATTGCATCACAAGGGGTGGTTATTGATACTCCTCCAGTTGCCTTAGCACCTAATGTATTTACAAATGTACGTAATGTAAGGTTTAAGGATGGTGCTGTTCGTAAGATTACAGGCGAGCTATTGCTTAATAATATTGTAGAGGATCTTGTACCAGCTAATGAAGAGTTTGGTCAGGTCCGATACTTTGCTGTATGGGAAAATCCTAATAAGTCACCGCATGGTTGCTATTACATTTGGGTAGTAGACTATATACGCGCAGGCATTACGGTTGGTCAAAAGGTTTATATTCAGGATCACTCTGGTGTAAAGAAAGATATTACACCTGCTAGTATGACAAATGGGTTTGCTTTTACAACATACGGTTGGCAGCATACTTTGTTTAGTGGTGGCTTTGCATTTATTCTAAATAATGGTATTGATAAACCGCATTACATACTTGATACTCCTGGTAATACAAATATTAATAATATTGTGTTAGCAGAGCTACCCGGGTGGGATAGCTACAAAGTTGAGCAGCAAGTATATAACGATGTGTATGTTGCTGGTAATAGTACTGTATTTGATCTTGGTCAAAAAGTAGATTTTACTTCTAACCAAATTCTTGTAACAGGCACTAATACTAAAAATGCACAAGCAGGTAGTCCTGCTGGCTCAGGTACAGTAAATGGTACTAACTTTGTTCCAGGAAACTTACCAGGAACTACTCCTACTGTAACGGGCAATCACTTTCAAATTTATACAGACACGTCTACTAACACTACAGTTATTGTAATTGGTGGACTAGCTGTAAACGACGAAGTAAAAGTAACAATTGAATCAAGAAACCCGGTAGACGTAAGGGCGGGTATTGTACAATCGTTTGGTGATCTACTGGTAGCAGGTGATCTTACAGAGGTTGATTCAACTAATAATGCTAAAATTATTAGAAGGTTGTCAGGTGTTGTACGCACGTCTGATGTTGCCGTGCCTGGTGCTGTTCCAAATAACTGGAATCCATTTGCCGCAGGTGTAAGCACAGCAGATGAGTTTACACTGTCTGAAACAAATGTTATTCAAGAAATGAAATCGCTACAGGGTAATATGTACATTTATAGTACAGACAGTATACACGTTATGCGTTTGACTGGTAACATTTCTGCCCCAGTTTCATTTGCACCAAACACAGATGAGTATGGCTGTCTTACTACTGGCGCCGTTGTTGAATATGATGGTAAGCACTTTGTAGTAGGCGCTAATGACATCTATACATTTGCAGGTAACCCTGGTAATATTCAGTCTTTGTCTGGTAAAAGAGTTACTCAATACTTCTATAATAACTTAAATCCAATTCATGAACGGCAGCTATTTACATTACAAAACCACCAGGAAGAAGAAGTGTGGATCTGCTATCCAACACTTAACTCAACTGGAGGAGAATGTGATGAAGCTCTTATCTGGAATTATAGAGACAACACGTGGACTATTAGAGACCTTGATGCGGTTGCTGCAGGTGATGTGGGACCTATTAAAGGAGGCGGCATTCCAACTGCGACTATTGCAGCTACTGGTAATAGCGGGAACGCAGGCTATACTAACCGCGGTAAACGAGAGACTCAAGCAGTTACTATCAATGGTAAAACACCTAAGAAAACCGTAGGTACTAAAGCTATTAAAACAGTTGCTGTTGGTACATTTAGTAATTTTACTACTGATGTGCTTGAGGTTGTAGACCTTACAGTTACCGGTGATACTGGACCTAACACTGTTAACGCAGTAAGCACACTAACATATCCTTCATCAACTACTTTTACTTATGATCGCAATAAAACTACACACCTTGATGGTGGAGCGAGCGCGATTATTAATGGTGATAGTAGTATCGGTAATGTTAGTTTCCCAGCAAGTGCTATTTTAGGTACTGATTATGCCGATGGTGCTACAATTACTATGACGCAGTTTGTTGCAGCTATTCGTGATTATATTAATGCAAACAATGCTTTAGCAGACTTTACTGCAACAGCTTCTACTAATGTCCTTACACTTACTTCTGACGTTCCCGGACCTCGCGCATTTAGTACATCTACTTTTGCAGTGTCTGGTAGTGGTTCAACAACTAATATTTCACCTAACTCTACAACTACAGGCATAGGTGTATACGGTATTACAGCGGCACTTAGCCCTGCTATTTCAATGACTATCACGGCACCAGCCGTAAGCGGAGTACAAGGTGCAATCAACGAGACAATTACTCTTACAAAAAATCTCACAGGTCAAGCGGCGATTAGAGATGATATTGTGTCTAAACTATCTGCTCTTAGCGTCTTTAGTGGTAGTTCTTCTGCTATCTATAGTGTTGCAGCTAATGGAAACAATGTAAGATTTACTTCGGTTAATGGTGGAAACCATAGTGCTTTAACAATTGCTTTTGCAACTGATTATCAAGGTACAGGTTATAGTGAAACAACCTTTGGTGGCAACCTTACTTCTTCAGTAAGCGTAGTTACTACCGGTGTTGATAATAGTATTCCACAACCAGTGCTGACAGTAACGTTCCCAGATGCTTCTACAAGCAGCACAATACTTAGTGGTACACAAACCAGGGCTACGGTTGTAACAGCCGTCAGTGGTCTTATAAACGCCAATAGCGGGTGGTCTACAACTACAGGTACAGGACTTGTTACAGCCACGGCTGCAGCAGTTGGAATTGTAAGCAATAATTTTACGGTTACAGTTGCTAGTACCGGTAGCTTACCTGCTGGGTTTAGTAACAGTACATTTACAGGTGCTCAAACAAGGGCTGGCCGAGCGGCGCATAGTACAACAGATCGTATTACTATTACGCCACCTGAGGGTAATCCTGTAACAATAAACTTTGATAGTACAACAGCATTTGATCCTGACTCTGGGAGTTCACCTACTAATGTAGAGGAAATCACAGCTACAGAAATTGCTACAGCTATTGAAGCGGCGTGGACCGATACTACTTACTTTACTGTAAGTCGGTCGAATGATGTGTTAACTTTTACTAGTGCCGACCGAAAAAATGTAACCGGAGCATTTGCTTATACAGTAACACCAGGTAATTCAAGAACCGGTACACTAGTATCTCCTCTGATTACTAATTCAACAGGTAGTAATGTTGTAGTTACGGAAGGCGTTAATCCTATTTACGCTAAAATGACCCGGGTTACAATTACTATTAATACAACAAGTGGTAGCAGTGTAATCTTTGACAGGCATTATGGTGAAGGACCAGGTAGACTTCTTGACCCCAGCTTTACACCAGCGGCGAATGATAGTACGTATGGTGACACTAGTCACACTAATGCTACTGACTATCTCAATGCTTACTATGATCCTGATAAAACACAAAACTCTACAGAGTTGGCTAAACCTAACGGCACAGTTTCAACATTGCAAAGCGCATTGCTTGCAGCACTTGCTGAAATTAGTACTAATAACGCACTGATTGTAACACCGGATAGTACATCTGCACCTACAACCATTGATATTAGTCCTAGCCAGTTTAGTTCAACAGCTAACTATGTAACGGCGTTTAGTCCAGATACACAAGTTGTAGCAGCTAGTGTTGCACCGACAACTACAAACCTTGTAGCTGTAGCTGAAGGTAATACTGTGGCAACAACTAATCCTACTCAAAGTACATCGGGGACCTCTATTAGTACTACGTTTGATATTGTAAGGCCTTGGTCAAGCAGCCAAACTAACCCTAATAAGTTGTTTCCGATCTTTGCAGAAAGTGGATACACTTCCGGTACATTGTTTAATCGTATTAGGTCAGCTGATCTAGGTTTTGATTTTGGTGGTACACCTTATATATCATATGCCGAAAGAGAACAGCTATCTATTACGCCAAACTTTGATACTGAAACGCTAAGTAGTATTGCTTTGTGGGCTGATGGTGGTACGATCACAACTGTTGGTGGTGAACCGCAGCGTGCTACACTGCAGCTTAGAGCTAGATCAACTAATAATCCTGGTGAGCTTGCATATTTGACTACGCCTGAAGATAATACACAGTCTGGTTCAAAAGCAAATAAGCTAACTGTAAATGATTTTATTGTAGCTAGCTCGTATAAAACCGATGTACGTATTACTGGTCGCTTTTTAAACTATCGAGTTGATGATGCAGCGGCTGATACAAGTAGTAGTTATACTGGTAACAATACACGTGCTTGGAATATTTCAGGTATGCAATTAGGTATTATGAAAGGGGGTATTAAGTAATGGCAGTTCAAAACCCGCCAATCAGCGATGAACCCGCTTTAGATTTTACTTTGCTTGAAATGGTTAAGCTACTAAATGATCTTGAACAACAAAATCTAAAGTTAATTAAAGACATTAAAGAGTCAACTAACTTTGCGGATTTACAAGCTAAGGTGCAAGCACAATGATAAAATACATTGAGGACAATGATGTATTCGAAGCTATTCAGCTTATGGATAAGTCAACTAAAGAAAATACATACGGTGGATACGAAAGAAACGAAGCCGTATGGATTTCTTTCTTTTTAAATATTGTAGCAAAACAAAAAGAAGGCAGCCCACATTATTTAGCTGTTGGTGAATATAAAGATAATAAGCTAATTGGCTTTTTAATTGCATCGACTTTTAAAAGCTATTATAATAATTATTATACTATGGATGTAAAAGATTGCATTGTAGATAAAGATGCGGCAACCCCCTTCACTGTTACTAAACTATTTGATGCCATGATTCAGCATACTAAATCGCATGGTGGATTAAAATGGCGGGCAGATTCAATCCGAGCTGAGGAGCATTCAGAAAAATATGTGAAGCTGCTCAACTTAAAGTATGGTGCCGAGATATACTACTCAGCACACGGGAAAATTAATTATGAATAATTTAATAGGAGAAGGCTATGAGTAGTGGCGGCGGTGGTGGACAAACCACAACATCAGGTATTGATCCTGAATTTAAACCCTATCTAAAGCGCGTACTTGGTGATGTAACAACTCGTTATGAAACTGAAGTTGGTAAAGGCCCTGATGCTATTGTAGCAAAGCTTGATCCACGTCAGCGTCAAGCAATTGATGCGCAGTCTAAGCTAGCTCAACAAGCTATGGCTGGTACTGGAATGTACGACACAGCTGCAGCTCAAGAACGCCAGCTGAGGAACATTATGGGTTCTAGCCTAGGTCAGGCAGCCTATGGTGGTCAACTCGGCTCTGCGCGTGCCCAGAAAGCCATGCAGGGTGCTTTAGCGGATAGAGCCTTGGCTTATCAGCAACGCAGACAACAGGAAGCCGCAGCGGGTGCGCAAGCACTAGGTGAAGCCGGTTCAGCATTGCAGCAGTATGAACAACAAAGACTTGATGCACCACACACCAGCGCTCAAAGATACTTTGGTTATCTTGGTAGTGCACCACAACAAACTAAAACATCTGGTGGTGGAGGTAAGTAATGATTCAGCTAGCTAAGCCTATGGGCACTGAACAACCAATGCAGGGCCCACTATATCGAGCGCCTGCACCACAAATGATGCAGCAGCCCTCCTTTATGGAGCTTGCAAAACAAAGTGCAATGAAAAAGGCTATGCAAAAAGGCGAGGAAGAATTACTTAAAAAGGCTGGTAAGAAAACAGTTGGTGCCGCTGGTGCCGCAATGGGTGATCCTACTGGTGGCATAGCTACTGAAGTTGCTTATGAAGCCGCTATGCCAATGCTAGAAAGCTTGCTTGGCGGTTTGTTTAATAAAGGTGGATATGTAAATGGTCCGCTTTCTATGGCAAACATTTCCGCAGTTAAGTATAAAAAATCCGGCGGTAAAATCGCTGAAGAAATTGAAATTAATTATGGTGGACCGCTATCTAACAAGGGGGTATAGTTATGGCTACAGTTCCATATCAATCAACGTACAGCCTACAACCTAAGTATGGCACACGTTACGGCCCTTCTCAGTTTGCACCTGCAACTGCGTCAGTTAGCCCACAAACACTAGGTACAACTACACCTGCTGTAGCAACTGTTGGTGCTGGTGTACCAGGCCAAGCAGGTCAACAACAAACTGCGGGCGTGGTAGGGGCCACAACTGGTGTACAAACTACACAAACTCTTGCGTTTAACCAAGACCCTTTTGCACAGCAAGGTGCAATAGTTAATGGTCAGCAACAGCAAGGTGTTGGGTTTAGAGATTTGCCACCTGGCTCATATCCACCAGTAGGTTCTCCACCAACTGCTCCGGGCGTTCCGCCAACAACTACGCCTCCACCGTCTGGCGCAGACCCCGTAGTTGCAGCAATGCAACAAGCAGGTGGCGATGATAACGGTGGATTTGATTATGCAGCTTCTAGAATACCACAAGCCCAAGGGCTAGGTTATACTCGAGGCACACAAAACCCACTAGGGTTAGCGCTGTCTGTAATTCCAGGCGGTAGCTTTTTGTCAAACGCTATGGGTATAAATGATGAGTATACTTATGGTAGCTATGGAACTTATGACGCGCAGGGTAATGTATTTGGCCCTGAAGGTCGTGCATATGATCCAATTACAGGCAGAGCTGTTGCATCTTACGCTAGTCCGTCAGCTGCAATGAGCACTATTGGCAGTGGCTATAGTAAACTAAGAGATGCCGGAGAAGGTGTCATTAGTTCTGCATTAGGTAGCTATGATAACTCAGTGTATAAACAAATGGATCTTGATCCAACCCTAAACATTGCAGGTGCACGAGCAGCCCGTATGCGCGGTGAAGGCGCACCGATGGGAACAGTTGCCGATCTTATTAATATGAATACTCAAATTGCTGCCGGTGATTATACTGGCTTGTCACCTGATGACATTGATCGAGTAGAGAGTAAACCAATTACTGCTACACAGCTAGGATTTACTGGCGATAAACCAGCACCAAGTAATATTAGTGGTAAGTTTGGTACGCAAACCGGTGATATTGTTGCGCTAGAAGGGGGACAGTTTGGGGTTCGTAATGAATCCGGAACTATTGAAACCCCTACCGGTACTGTTGTATCGATTAGTGACAGTACAAGACCCGGTGAAAATATTAGTTTGCTTAGTAACGATCCGGCTACGCAGCTTAGGGCTAATCAAGAATTATCTTTAAGAGCCGGAGAAAACGATGGGCAGGGTAGTATGTCAGGCTTTAACGTAAGTGATGGGCAAGGCGGTTCATATCAAACATCTTCCTCAGGTAATACAGAGGCTGATGCTTTTGGCCGATTCGGTACACAAGGTGCTATGGGAATGGAAGATGAATATGATGAACCTGCTGATACCGGTGGTGGTAACGAATCAAGTGGAGGCAAGTAATGAAACTCAAAAAGTTTGAACAAAAGGACCGCTATGGTAATATGTTCTCTATTGAATTTGATACCTCCGTACCGGAAATGTCAATGATTCCAGAGCACCCTGGCTCACCAAGAGGTACTGATACTGTGCCGGCTTGGCTTACGCCTGGCGAGTTTGTAATGAATGCAGAAGCTGTGCGTATGTTTGAACCGCAGATTGAAGCAATGAATGACAAGGGTCGTGCTATGCAAGCAGCTCAGGGCGGTACAATTCCTGAGTACTCTGCTGATGGTGGACCAGTTAGCTTACCTAAACCTAAACCAAAGATGCCAGACACTCCTGCACTAGAAGCTGACCAGCTTTATAAAATGCTTAAGGACCGTGGCTTTACTGATACAGCTGCTCGTGGAATTATGGGTAACTTTTATACTGAATCAAAGCTTGATCCTGATGCAAAACAAAAACTAGATAGTGGTAAAACCGGTAAAGGTAGAGGCCTTGCTCAATGGGAAAAAGGTGGTCGATTTGATACAGACCCACTTAATCTTGTAGACTTTGCTGCTAAGCAGGAAAAAAGTTGGCGAGATCCTGAAGTGCAACTAGACTTTATGTTGGCAGAAATGGATAACTCTGAAGCATTTGGTAATGTGCGTACTGCAATAAATGCAGCTAAGTCACCAGCTGATGCAGCTAAAATCTTTTTAGAAGGGTATGAAAAAGCTAATCCTGATAAAGCACATCTTGATAGGCGTGTAGACTATGCTATGAACTATAAAGCAGATGAAGAACCTACAATGCTTGCAAGTATTCTTGGAATGTTTGGGACAACTGAAGCAAAAGCGGCTACGGCCGATGATGTACCAGCCCCTCAATCAATGCCTATACCTAAACCCGCAGTTCCTGAAACTAGTCGTACTCCTGTAATGACAGCAATGACTGGTCAAGAGATGCCTGTTACTAGTACCATTGCAGATATGTTAGCTGCTGCACAAGCACAATATAAAGATATAGGTGGTGCAGTTGAAGATGATAACTATGCTGCTCAGTTTGATGCACTAAAGAAACTTGCACAACAGGCAACTGCAAATACTGGTATGTATGTTGGCGATGAAGTTCTTGAAGAAGGCGGAACTAACTATGATGCCGCTCGTCATGCTGAAGAAATTCAGATGATGCAAAAGATGCGTAGGGATTCAGCTATTGCTGAGGATGCTGCTGCAAATGAAGCAGCTATGCTTAAAGCAGCTACACCCCCAATTAGCACATTACCTAGCGGTTCCCGCGGATCAGGTGAGTTTTTAGATACTGGTAAAGGTAAGCGCGTTCCTGATACAGGCGCCCCTCCTAAGCCGGGGCTTCCCGCAGAGGGAACAACTTATCTTGATCCTAGTTCTAATATTGTTTATACTGTTGATAAACATGGTAGGCTATTAAACTCTTATGGTCATCCGGCACCAGCTGGCGTGCAAGATACTTTTACGCAGCAACAGGCTGGACTACTTGAAACAGCAGATGCTGACCCGAGTAAAATTGTAAAGCCGTATGAAAAGACGGTTGATCAATTAGCTGCTGATGCCGTAGCCTTGCAAGAAAAGGCTACAAAAGAAGTAGCAGAAACAGGGCAAGTATCTTCTGATACCGCCTCTGCTATTGCGCAAAACAAGGGTCAAACTACTCAGGTTACTAAGGTAGAGGCCGATGAGGCCGCGGCTGCTGAAGCAAAACGATTAGAAGAAGCAACGGCTGCACGTGAAACTTTAACTGCTGACTATGAAGAGGCTAAGCGTATTGCTGAAGCATCTGGGGTTACTAACTTCCCAGACTTTGATACTTGGAAACAGCGTCAGAATATTGACACTGATACCGATATTGGAGAGCAAGGCGACGGAACTACGACATCTGAAAACGCTACTCAGAAAAGTGAAGTACTCACAGCAATCACTAAAGATATTGAAAGCATCAATGATGGATCAGCTGATGGTACAACTACAGCCGATGCTTCAAAGGCTGTTGCTAAAGCTGGTGCTGAAGGTCAAGAAAAGACTGAGCAAGCTGAATCATTTTTGCAAGGTATTTTCGGTGACTTGTTTGATAAGGGTGAGCTAAAGCGTATGGCTATTCTGTATGCAGGTTCACGGCTTATGGGTGGCTCGCATGGCGGCTCACTTAACTGGGCAGCAAAGCAGTACCTTACACGAGTAGATGCTAAGGCTGCCGAGCATAGTGCGCAGGTTAAAAAGCTAATCAATGACGGTAAGTATACACCTAAGTCAATTCAAGAATATAAAAAGACTAAGGATGCTAGTGTACTTATGAAGCTTGGTCCAGCTATTAATCCGACCGGTACAAAAGAAATGTGGTATAGCCCAAGTGGTAAGCGCATTCAAGCCGAGAAGTTTAAAGTTGGTGATGGACATATCTGGTCTGCCGATGGTGGTAAGACAGCTATTCCTGCTTCATGGACTCAGGAAGCTTCAAGGCATAAGGGT